GCACTCGCTGCTGCGCGCTACAAGCCTGTCACAGAGAACATCTTTGTTAAGGACAGCACAGGCAAGGACATGGCATGGGTAGAGGCTATTGTTAAGGCTTACTCCCCTGATGTCGTGGTACTGGACATGGGTGACAAGTTTGCCTCTAAGGGTGGATCTGACTCACACGTATACCTCAAGGATGCAGCCATCCATGCACGTAATATTGCCAAGCAGCACAACTGCGCTATCATCTGGATGTCTCAGCTATCAGCAGATGCAGAAGGGAAGGTCTACGTTGATCAGAGCATGATGGAAGGCAGTAAGACAGGCAAGGCTAGTGAAGCTGACTTGATGATCCTGATCTCACGCAACAAGTTAGTTGAGGGTGCAGATGAGCAAGATGAACAAAGGCACTTGAACATAGCTAAGAATAAGCTTAAGGGTGGGTGGCATGGTGTCGTACACTGCGAACTAGACGGAGATCGTAGTCAGTACACGGCGTAAGAGGATGGATGGATGAGACTAGTATTAGACGTTGAGAACACAACTACCAGACGTAACGGTAGGCTACACATGGACCCCTTTGAGCCAAGCAATACGCTTACTCAAGTAGGTACACAGAATATAGACAACGTTAATGAGACAAACATCTTTACGTTAGACCATGTAGAAAAGAAAGATAACTCTGGACTACAAGCTAAGCAGATACAGCTGATCCTAGATCAGACTACGCTACTAATTATGCACAACGCACAGCATGACCTCATGTGGTTGTGGGAGTGTGGCTTCACGTATGATGGTGACATATATGACACTATGTTAGCTGAGTATATTTTACTGAGAGGAAAAAAAGACGTACTGAGCATGGACGGTTGCGCCCAGCGCCGTGAACTAAACTTCCAGAAAGATGATACTTTAAAGGAGTACTTTAAGAAAGGGTATAACACAAATGAAATACCTCTTGATGAGCTTAGCTTTTATTTGCGGCGTGACCTTGACGTTACTCGCGAGTTGTTCTTTGCAATCGAAGCCGACTACGCCAAGCCTGAGTCCGACTCCCTACTACGAGTCAAAAACGTTACCTTTAGAACCTGTAAAACCCTTACAAGAATGTACATGTCTGGAGTCAGGGTGGATAAACCCGCCTTAGAAATAGTACGTAAAGAGTTTGAAGAAGAGAAGATAGCTATAGAAGAGAGGCTTACAAAACAAGTACGTATGCTTATGGGAGATACACCAGTGAACCTCAACTCACCAGAGCAGATGTCATCTGTAGTATACAGTTGCACTCTCAATGAGAAGAAAACTTGGGTTGACTTGTTTGATTATGTAAACAATAAGGCTGAGTTCAAAGAAGTAGTAACTAAAAATACAGAGCGTACATACAAGACCAAAGCTTTTACCTGCCCTATTTGCAAGGGTAAGGGTAAGACGTTCAAGCAGAAGAAAGATGGTACGCCTTACTCTAAGCCTAACAACTGTAAGGATTGCAGTGCTAGAGGCTACCAACTAAAGAAGCTAGACAAGCTTGCAGGGCTGGGGTTCTTCCCACCTAACAAGGCTTGGGTTAGTGCAAATGGTTTTGGAACAGGAAAGGATAGATTAGATGTTCTCATATCGAATGCTAAAACGAGGGGCTTGGATTATGCTGTCAGTTTCCTTGGTGATCTACGTAGGTTATCTGCTGTTAGTTCCTACCTTAGTTCCTTTGTGGAAGGTATCTCAGACTATACCAGAGGTGACTCCTATCTCCATGTCACTCTTACCCAACACATCACAGCTACAGGTAGGTTTAGTGGTAGAAACCCTAACATGCAAAACATGCCAAGAGGAGGGACATTTCCAGTAAAGCGTGTGTTTATATCTCGCTGGGATGGCGGTCTGATCTGTGAGGCAGACTTTGCTCAGCTTGAATTTAGAACAGCAGCTTTCCTAGCACAGGATGAGACAGCTATGGAAGAGATTGCGACAGGCTTTGATGTACACAGCTACACTGCCAAGGTTATCACTGATGCTGGTCAGCCTACTACCCGTCAAGAAGGAAAGGAGCACACCTTCGCTCCCCTGTTCGGGGCCAGTGGATATGGTAGAAGCAAAGCAGAAGCTGCTTACTATGAAGAGTTTATCAACAAATACAAGGGTATAGCTAAGTGGCACAAGAATCTAGGCAACGAGGCTATACGTCTAGAGAAGATTACTAACGTGTCAGGTAGGCAGTACGCTTTTCCTGGCATTACTAGGAGAGCTAACGGTACACCTACATTCTTCACTATGATTAAGAACTATCCAGTGCAGGGCTTTGCGACAGGTGACGTAGTTCCTGTAGTCCTGAATGAATTAGAAGATAGATTAAAACCGTTGCATTCTTGTCTAGTAAATACAGTGCATGACTCAACAGTAATTGACATACACCCAGACGAAGAAGTTCAAGTAATACAGATAATTAACGACTTGAATGAAGACTTAAACGATCTAGTAGAGAAGGCATACGGTGTGACTATGAATGTCCCTCTACTATTAGAAGCAAAGATAGGCATCAACTGGCTTGACACAGTTGACGTTTAATGTATAACTAACTTTCCTAGCATAGATAAAAAGGTAGAAAAACTATGAGTACACAACTAACAGTAGCAAATGAATCAGGGCAATCCCTAGCAGAAATGATGGGCGTAGCTAATACAAATAGTCCATCTTCTAAGTCAACCCTAGCACGGCTGACACAGGTACACCAAGCAGCTATGGGGCTGATGGAAGTAGCTGGTAAGAAAATCAAGACAGAGGTAATGCCTGTAGGTGTTTACAAGCTGACCTTGGATGAAGACACAGCCATCTATTCAGAGAACCCTAAGATCCGTATCTTCGCTATCCGCCAGCAGTGGACACAGTTTGACAGTGAGTTGAACGCCATGAACAAGACAGTAATGGCTACTGATCTTAAGGGTGACTTCAAGGATACTAAGGGTGGCTTTAACTTAGGGCGTCCAGGTTACATCAAAGATTGGGATGCAACATCAGAGACTACAAAGAACCTTATCCGTTCTATCAGCCGTACTATGGTTGTCTTTGGTCTTATTACTCTTGATGATGCTACAGATGCAGATGGTAAGAGTATCACAGGTGACTACGTTAATATGCCATTCGTTACAGACGTTAAGAACAAGCTTAGTGTCAAAGCATTGAATGGCTACATCTCTACTATAGCACGTAAGAACAAGCTGCCTATCCAGTACAACGTAACTCTAGGTGCAGGTATACATGACTTACCTAATGGCAACCAGTATGCGTCCTACACGTTTAGCGCACCTGATCTCGTAGATGTACAAGAGGGTGACAATGAAATCCTCAAGGACTTCTTGGAGTTTGTTGAAGTTACTAACACTGGCATCCTAGCTAAGTGGGATGAGAACAATCGTCAGGACGTAGATGATTATGAAAAGGAGATCATTGCTTCTATTGTTGACGTGGAGGAGTTTGAGTAATGGAGCATCCTGCAGAGCTATCCCTTCACAGCTACATGAACTCTGTTCTTGCTGGTAAAAAAGGAATGGATCAAAGCATAATTGATAAAGTTATGTCTGATGTTGGAGATGCTATGAATAAGCAATTCAACGGAGGTCCACGGGATGCATTTAGGTTAAGGATGTCCAACATTGGGCGTCCTACTTGTCAGCTTTGGTTTGATAAGAATGAGCCTGAGTACAAGACAGCATTCCCGCCACGCTTTTTAATGATGATGATGATTGGTGACATTGTAGAGGCTGTGTTCAAAGGCTTACTACGTGGTGCTGACGTTGACTTTGAGGATAATGCAAAGGTTACGCTTGACTTAGATGGGCGTAAGATCAATGGCGAGTACGACATGAAGCTAGACGGTAAGGTAGATGACGTTAAGTCTACCTCTCCTTGGTCCTACGCTAACAAGTTTGCCAGTTTTGAAGCACTAAACTCTGGTGATGGGTTTGGTTACATTCCACAGCTTGTAGGCTATGCAGAAGCAGAAGGCGCTCCTGTAGGTGGATGGTGGGCAATCAATAAAGGTACAGGTGACTTCAAGTATGTCTCTGCAGCTAACGTAGACAAAGAGAAAGTCTTAGATGAGATGAAGGCTACAGTAGCTTACATTGACGAAGACAAACCTTTCAAACGTTGCTTTGAGGCAGAGCCTGAGACCTTCTATAAGAAGCCTACAGGCAACATAAAGCTTAGTAGAGCCTGTGGCTTCTGTGATTACAAACAACGTTGTTGGCCTCAGTTACAGACTCTTCCCTCTGTAATGTCTAAGGCTAAGGAGCCACCAATGGTAGACTACGTACACATTGAAGTTCCACAATAAAGGAAGATACCGCAGCGGTTTAGAGAAAGACATTGCTGCGGTACTCAAAGATAACCAGAAGAAAGTTAGGTACGAGTCTCTAAAGATTGAGTGGGAAGACTTAAGATATAGAACCTATACCCCAGACTTTTTACTAGACAATGGCATCATAATAGAATCGAAGGGTATCTTTGATAGTGATGACAGACGAAAACACCTAGAGATACAGAAGCAACACCCAGAGCTAGACATACGATTTGTGTTTAGCAATGCTAAGGCTAAGTTGTACAAGGGTGCTAAGTCTAGATACTTTGAGTGGTGTGACAAAAATAACATACTATGGTCTCATAGAGTTATTCCTAAAGAGTGGCTTAAAGAAAGAGGTAAGCCTATACTAGCAGATAGAATACCCCTTAAAGAAAAGAGGAGAAGTTAATGGGCGATAGACCTAAGACAGGCAACGATGCACTAATAATAGCTCCAGGTGAGGTTGCCTTAATTATCCAAGCTATTGATTGGGATGTAGCAGATGGCTGGGATGGTGAGATAAAAACTAACATGGTCATGAACTCAGATGGTGATGTACCTTTAGAAGTTATGGGACACATGGTAGAAGTATTAACTATGATGACAGCTTTTCTTTCTGTATCAGATGACCACCCTGAAATCTATGACATTGTAGAGATGAGAAGAAATGAGCTTTTGGGCCTTGACATAGTTGGTGGAGTACAAGATAACAAAGAGAGTGTAACTAAAGTGGGTAACGTCTACACAATAGACAAGTGGACTAAGACAAAAGGAGACTGCTAGTATGGATGACTTAGAAGAAGACAATAGCTATGACCCTGTAAACAGGCCAGCGCATTACAATCTTGGTGGTGGCGTAGAGTGCATAGACTACATCAAGCAGGTACTAGGCTTAGAAGGATTCATTGCGTATTGTCACGGTAACTTCATAAAGTATCAACACAGGTATCGTTACAAGCAGAACCCACTAGAGGACATGCAGAAAGCACAGTGGTATCTAAACAAAATGTTAGAAGCAATGAAAGAGAAGCACAAATGATTAGTCAAGACGATATAGAAGCAATGCAACCTCAGAAACCACATGAGCAAGTGGCTGAGTTTATTACAGCTTTTAGTGGATCTCTTGACCCTCGCTTGTGGGTTAAGCTGATTGATGAAGAATTAGAAGAGCTAATGGCTGAGAAGTATGGTACGGTAGAGCACTTGAAAGAACTTTGTGATCTGTTATATGTATCTACAGGCTTAGCGCTCACTGCTCCTGATCATGTAGGTATGCTTATGCGTGAAGAGGAGCGTGAACAAGTTATTAAGCAGCAAGGAACGGTTAGTCGTATGCTAGACAGTGGCTTAGAACAGTATAGTGCTAATGTATTCATGGAAGCTTTTGCCCGTGTACATAATAGCAACATGTCTAAGCTAGACAGCAAAGGAAGTCCTATCTTACGTGAAGATGGCAAGGTTATGAAGGGGCCAAACTACAAGAAGCCTGACCTTAGAGATTTACTGGATAAGGCAGCATGAAGTTTGATATTAGAATGACACTAGATGTAGATGAGCGGGATAATATCCTGCCTATAGCAGAAGAGATGTACGAGGAAGTAGTTACTCAACTAATCCAAGACATGATATACGACATAGATGGCGCAGAGATAAAACATATAGAGGTTAAACAAAAATGAGTAATCAACTACCAACAGACTACCAATCATTTATTCACAAGTCACGGTATGCTAAGTACCATGAAGGCACAGGACGTGAGTCATGGGATGATACAGTAACACGTTATTCAGTAAATATCATACGTGACTTAGTTGACCCTGAGACAAAGTATAAACTAGAACAAGCTATCTTGGGCCTAGAAGTAATGCCTTCTATGCGTAGCTTAATGACAGCAGGTTCAGCAGCAGAACGTGACAACACCTGTATGTATAACTGTAGCTTCTTACCCGTAGATGACCTTAAGTCCTTCGATGAGGCTATGTTCATTCTCCTCTGTGGCACTGGCGTGGGCTTTAGTGTAGAGAGGCAGTTCATCACTAAGCTTCCAGAGGTGCCTCAACTCTTCCAGAGCGAGACTAACATCGTTGTCAGGGATAGTAAGGAGGGGTGGGCTAAGTCTTTGCGTCAATTGATTGCGCTCCTATATAGTGGTGAGATCCCAACGTGGGACGTATCTAAAGTACGTGCAGCTGGTGCACCGCTTAAAACGTTTGGTGGTAGGGCTAGTGGCCCAGCACCACTTGTAGACCTATTTAACTTTACTATCAACACATTTAAGAAAGCAGAAGGGCGTAAGCTTTCATCTGTTGAGTGTCACGACATCATGTGTAAGATTGGTGAAGTAGTCGTGGTAGGTGGTGTACGGCGTAGTGCTATGATTTCATTGAGTAATCTATCAGATGATCGTATGCGTACAGCTAAGTCAGGCTCATGGTGGGAGAACAATCCACAACGTGCCTTGGCTAACAACTCTGTATCCTACACTGAGAAGCCTGACAGCCTGTCGTTTATGCGTGAGTGGATGTCTCTGGTTGAGTCTGGCTCTGGTGAGCGTGGCATCTTCAACCGTGAAGCATCTAAGAAGCAAGCAGCTAAGAATGGTAGACGTGATCCTAACTATGACTTTGGAACTAATCCATGTTCAGAAATAATTTTACGCCCATATCAGTTTTGTAATTTAACAGAGGTAGTAGTACGAGCTACAGATACTTTAGATACTCTATCAGAGAAAGTACGTCTTGCTACCATCTTAGGTACAATTCAGGCCACCTTCACTAAGATGCCTTACTTGCGTAAGCTTTGGCAGACAAACACTGAAGCTGAACGTCTGTTGGGTGTGTCACTCACAGGTATTATGGATAACCCCCTAATGACACTAAAGAACAGAGGATTGGAGAAGACCCTTGCTCACCTTAAAGAAGTTGCTGTGGCTACCAATGCAGAATGGGCTGACCGTTTCGGTATCCCTGTTGCTGCTGCTATCAGCTGTGTTAAGCCTAGCGGGACCGTTTCGCAGCTGGTTGACAGCGCCAGTGGAATCCACGCCAGACACTCCCCCTACTATATCCGCACCGTCAGAGGTGACAACAAAGATCCTCTAACACAGTTCATGAAGGATCAAGGCGTCCCTAATGCACCAGAGGTATTCAAGCCTGACCAGACTACAGTGTTTAGCTTCCCTATGAAAGCCCCTGCTGGTGCAGTATGTACTGCTGACATGTCTGCTATTGAGCAGCTTGAAATGTGGTTAGCCTACCAGCGTAACTGGTGTGAACACAAACCATCTGTCACTATTAATGTGAAGAATGATGAGTGGTTTGAAGTAGGTGCTTTTGTATACAAGTACTTTGATGAGATGTCAGGCGTATCATTCCTGCCATTCAATGATCATACGTACCAACAAGCCCCTTACCAAGACTGCGGCAAGAGTGATTATACAATGCTTAAATCCTTAATGCCAAAGACTATTGACTGGACTAAGCTTTCAGAGTATGAAAGTGAAGACAACACTGCAGGTAGCCAGACATTAGCGTGTTCAGGTGACTCCTGTGAAATCGTAGACCTAGTATAAACATAAAGGAAGTAAAACATGTTAGAATCATTAGCCATAG